CTATGCCACAGACCCACATGATGAAAGGGCGTGCGCCAGCCACAAAAGCATTAGAACTAGCTGCTTCAACCTTATTGATGTCAGTCTGAGCAATCATTGCTGTAAGCTCTCCTGACTGCTGTAGCTTGTACAGTTCAAGTTTAGCTTCAGCGGCCTTCACAGGGTCTGGGAAGACCTTATCGAAGACCTTTGAAGCTATTCCAAGGAGTAAGTCAGTTACAACCATTATGGATATACCTTTCTATCTAGTTCATAGTGAGGCCCATCTCTGAAGGACTTCCAATCACCACCCCAGACAATAGGTACGTTCACTGCCTTAGCAATCTTCTTGATATACTCAGCCAGTTCAACATACTTATCAAAGTCCCACGATGCCTTACCGTCGACGATGATACAAACATCTACAGCATTACCTGTTAGATGCCTGCTATTCATTGTCTTGCTCTTACCGTCTTTAAAGAGTTGCTTCTGACGCTCTAGGCTACGCAAGCCTTCGGTGATTGAGAAGTCATAAGGGGCTTCTCCGATGGCTGCGTAGAAGAGGTCTTGTAGGCTCTTATGGACGGTATTTAGTTTGGCTTTACTTTGAAGTCCGAATTGATGGATCATATTATTGTTGTTCTAGTTGAGGATTCATTCCAGATAACATACCCCGCCATCCGTAGCTTGGCTGTGGTGCTTGCACATTCCCTGAAAGAACATTTGAAATAAGTCCTTTAGTCTGCGCTGTACGAAGATAGTTCTGAAGCTTATCAGCAGCAAAACCAGCAACAGGGACAGCAGCAGCCAGTGGGTTATTAACAGCGCCTGCTAGTGAAGCACCTGCAACAAGTTGACTACGCTGTGGATTAAACTTTGCAGCTAAACTCAGGAGAGGGTCAGTTACTCCCCCTTTAGCAACACTCTTAATAGCATTCTGTTCTGCTTCAGAGAATAGAGACATCTTAGACTTATTAGTAGCTAGATTAATTAAACCCTTTCGAATCAGTTCACTTTCAGAAGCATTCGGATTTAATTGTTTAACTTCTGCTACATTTAAAACATCGTCCAGCACAGCCGCTTTAGACATAGTTCTCCAGTCCTTCCGTGCATTCATCACGCTCTCAACTGCCTTATCTACACCGCCTGTACCTGACATAATATCTCTACCCGATAGTGAGGATAGCTTCTTGTCAATACCTGAAACAACAATACCAGCCAGCCTACGTTCGTCAGGTGAGCCACTTGATTTAAGAGTTGTTGCCATAGAGCGCATCTTTTCAAGTGTAGTGAAAGGAACTCTTTGTGTTCCGATGATCTGCTCGTAGTTATCAACCAGTGCGTTGATGCGCTGTGTTCCCGGATCATTTTGAATAAAACCAGCATCATCTAAACCACTGCGAATATCTTTGACCATAGATAACGCAGAGGTGGGCTTTACAGTTATTCCTTGTTGCTCCATCTGAGTATATGCACGCTGTGAACGCTGTTTAATATCTCCAAGTGTTATAGGCGCATTTGGCTTACCTGTTGCTTTATCTATTCCCCTTCCTGTAGCACCTCCAACAACAGCACCTGCCGCCATACCAGCAATTGTTGCAGCTAGTGGGCTGTCAGTAAGTGAGAGGGCTTCTTCCGCTACTGGCTGTGACAGCGCCCCAGAAACACCTGCTGCTGGAATCTGTTTAGAAAGGTTAGCAGCTAGTGGAGCAACAACACCTCCAATCTGTTTAGCCAGCACTGCTTGTGCGCCTGTGCCTGTCATGGCTCCCATACCCGCCTGTGCTGCCCTCTCCATGCCCGTCTCAGCTACAGGCAAACCAGCAGCAGTCATCAGCTCTTGTAAACCTTGGCTGGATGGCTTCATTGTCTGAGAACCTGTTGCAAGATTAACACCACCTGCTAAGAAGTCTGCCATTGCAGCAGGAACAGAAGTTAATCCTGTAATGCCTGCTCGTGTAGCAAGCCCAGCTTGTCTTCCTAATTTAGAAAGCATAGAAGGTTCTTCTTTAGGAGAGACTGGAGTAACTGGTTGATTTGCCTTAGACAAAGCAGCTCCAATCTCAGCATCAGACATATTATCAGGAAATTCAATTACATCCTTACCGACCTGTACATATTGTGCCATTTATAGTGCCTCTAGTTTCTGTGTCTGTGGATTCCAGCGTTTAGTAGCAGCAGGTGTGGCAGGTGTTCCGGGAGTATTAGTTGCTTGTACACGATTACGCGCTGCTTTTAAATCATTTGTAATCTTATTAATTTGAACATCAAACTCAGCGGGTTTCATATTAGTGTTCAGTGCGCCTACAGCATCAATAAGTTTCTTACCCTCTGCATCTGACAAAGCGCCCATTCCTTTAAGTGCCGCTACTTGTGGTAAGAACGATTGAGCTTTAAATGTATCAAGCTGTGCTGCAAAGCCAGCAGCATCTGTACCGGGAATCCTAGCCATTGTTGAGCCAGTAAGTTTACCAACTACATCCTTTTTACCGGGATGTGTCATCAAAGTCCCAAGCGTATCTATTGCAGTATCAAAGGAGGCTGTGCGTCCCTGATTAGCAACATCAGTAGCACGTTGTTTTTCAGCAGCTTTAGTCTTCAAATCTTCCAAGCGTTGTTGTTGAAGTTCTTGCTGAATCCCTGTAGAACCTGCCTTTAACGCCGCTGCAAATTGAGCTATATCTCGTCTTCCCTCAACCCGAATACGTTCTTGTTCTGCTTGAGTTGCCCCTAATGCCTTAGCCTTTTCAATATCAGCAGCAATCTGTTTATCTTTAAGCTCAATCGCAAGTGCTCTTGCTGCCTCTTTATCCGCTGCGCCTTGAATGACAGCAAGTACCTTATCAGGACTGCCAAACTTCATAACAGTTGTTGTAACCTCTTCAGGTGTTGGGGCTGTTCCTAATGCACTCAGCGCATCACGAAGTTTAATCTCCTGTGTTGCTTTATATTCAATAGCTCCAGCTTCTCCAGTAGTCTTCTTGAGTTCAGCTTGCTGCTGCTGTAGCTTCTGAAGAGCCTGACCAGCCTGCATAGCTTCAGCACCATAGCCAGCTTTACGAGCACCTTCTACCATTCCTGTAAGCCCCTCAACCGTAGTTGGGTCAAACTGTTTACTCAATCCCTGTAAGAAAGAAGCCTTCTGCATCTCAGGGTCTTGAGCACCCATCAAACCAACTACTCCAGTACCTAGCTGACTAGCTCCTTTATAAATACCATAGTTAGCCTGTTCAAAAGGGTCAAGTGAGGCATACTTCAAAGCCTGAGCATCTAGTGTCGCCGCTCGTTGAGCATTCAAGCTCTCTGGTGAGACTCCAAAGAGTCCTTGTACAATTTCAGCCATATTTATTACAGTCCTTTCCTGTTAGGTGCCCACATACCTAAATCATCATAACTTCCTGCATAGGCAGAGCCTTGCCCGGCACTATATCCTTGATCTTGTACAGCAGGAGTATTCCACCAATTTGCCAATCCTCCTGTAAGTGCTTGGTTGCTGCCTAAAGCTGTAAGACCTGTTGCATACGGATTATAAGCATCTGCCTTAGATTGAGAAGCCGCTGCCAGATTACCACCTTGGAACAATGAGTTGGCTGCTGTAGCCCCTGCTGTAGCTGACCGACCACCAAGTTCTGCACTGAGTGTAAGTGGTTGTTGAGCAGCACTCTCAAGAGTCTGTGCAAGTCCGAATTGTGTCTTATAAGGATTGTAAGCAGCACTTTGAAGGTCTAAGCCAGTACCCATCAAACCAGCACCGAATGTAGCCTGTTGCTGGCCCATCTGAGTAGCTTGACCAGCTAGTTGATTCTGTTGGTTAGCTAAGGAGTTATAGTAAGCAGCAAGCTCAGGGTTAGCTGATTGGAGATTACCACCTTGAGCTACAGAGAAGCCGCCACGCCCTGTATTCTGAAGCTGTTGCTGTAGGGCTGCATAGGTCTGATCTTGCCCCGGCTGTAGAATAGCCTGTTGTTGCTTCATCCACTGTGCAGCAGCCTCTTGAGGATTAGTAGCTGAATACTGTTGACCTAGATTAAACAACCCTTGGCCTGCTTGAGCATTCATCCCTGCTTGAGGCAGAGCAGCCCCCGCACCTGACATCAACTGATTCTGCTGTGCTAGAAGCTCAGGAGACATTGTGTATCCTTGACTGGTGAGGTCACCCGCAGGATTGTAGCCGAACTGACTGGAGCCAAAGCGAGTAGTAGTTCCAATAGGTTTAAACTTTGCAGCCTCTGCTGCGATACGAGCAGATTCTAGTTGCGCCTGAGCTTGTGTATTTGCAGCACTCTTGGCTGAATTACCTCCAAAGATACCACCAAGGAGAGAAGCCCCTCCACCGATTAACGCTGCTGTAATTGGCATATTATATTCCTTTATTCTTTAATTAATACATTATCAATCTTCTCTACGTCTGTTTCACTTGTAGCATGAACACAGAACCATACACTATCTTCTAGTGCGTATATAGAATGATTGACATCTTTTAAGATATTGATACAAGCAGGTGCTACATAATCGACAGTAATATCTCCGTCGAACAACACCCTGACCTTACCCTTAGCTAGAATACTCAGGTGGTCATAGGTGTGTTTATGTTGAACTGCAAAGCACGTTGCAGGTAGTTCAATCTGCTTGGCATATAAGCCATCAGAGAAGTGGTGAAGTGTGTCTAGTTCCATAATCAACCTTTAAATAAGAGACCCCAGCCGTGTCCCTGTTGCCACCCATGTGACATTTGAATTTCCAGAGACTGCGTATCCACCAGCGCCGGGAGCAAATCGGTTTGAAAGACTATCACCAGAAGACCCCCATGCCCCACCAGTTGCCCCAGAGTAGGCGGAAACGCCCTCTGCTGTACCTCCTGCTCCACCAGCCCCTGCTGAAGAAACTGTACCAGCTTGTCCAACTGCGCCATTAGTGTTAGCAGCAGTGATTCCCCCTCCAGCAGAGTTTGCAGCGGCAGAACTTCTACCACCACCGCCACCTCCGCCTCCGGCTGTAAATGACCCGCTTTCAATGATTGTGTACACCTCAATGAAGCCTCCACCGCCTCCGCCGCCTCCGCCGCCAACAGTACCATTATTTGTAATACTCAGAGCTGAAGAAACCAATAAAGCGCCCCCACCTGCTAAACCCGCACTCCCGCCAGTGGTGCCAGTAGTCCCACCCTGACCTGTGCCACCAGCCCCGCCCATACCAATAATCAATCCGTTATTAACTAATTGAACACCGTTAGGGAATGAGCCATTAACCGTCAGTGCAGCCGTTCCAGTAGAATTACTGCTGACATAGATTCCTGAGTTAATTGTAGCAACTAGCTTGGTTGTCTGGTTCCAGCCAGCGGCTATAGCCAGTGTTCTGAGATTTGCGTTTGTCTGATTGCTTGTGATTGAGAATGTAAATTCATTGGCCTTACCATAGAAATTACTTAAAGAAATAACACCTGAAGGCACACCTGCCAGTGTACGATATGTGGCCTGATTTAAGGACGCTTGAGTCGCCCCTGCAACGCCCAGCTCGACATTAATACTATTAAATGAAATAGGCCCAGATACAGGTAATGTCATAGTTATACTGTCCCGTAAGCAGTGATATTGCCTACAACTGTTAAGTTACCTGAAGCATCTAACTTAGCCTTAGATACACCACCACTCTTAAAATAAAGAATACCGCCTACTTCAGAAATTGACCAAGTAGTTGTAGAAATCGTTCCTGCACCAGCAGATACATTACCAGTCACATTACCATTTATATTACCAGTTACATTGCCAGTTACATTGCCAGTCAAGTTTCCTGTAAACGAAGGAGCAGTAACCACCCCTGTGAAAGTAGGGCTTGCTGTGTCAGCCTTTGTAGCTACCGCAGTTGCAATGTTATTGAACTCAGCGTCAATCTCAGTACCTTTAACAATCTTCAGCGGGTTGCCCTGTGCTAGAGCATCCTTTGAAGCAAAGTTAGTTGATTTTACATAATTAGTCATCGTTAAATAATCTTTCCATTTTTAGCTAGAATCTCAATCTTTTGAATACTCAGAGCACTGCCAGCAATATCACTTTCATATCCCGTTTGAATAACCTTACCGCTTCCTGTAGGATAAGCTACAAGAGTTTGTAATGATGTACCCGGTGAATACTCTGCTATATTATACTCGCTCACTCCATAATAAGCAACCCCTTGTGCAGGTATTTGTACATTCTGTGAGTAATAATTACCTGTGAAATCATATCCCCACTTAATAGTAACAAACTGGTCGCTGCCTCCAATAACAACCACAGATAGTTTCTTTAGAATAGAAGATACTGATGGAGCACCTAAGTCAGTGTGATTAGTGAAATACTGTATTCGATATGAAGAGTCATTATCTAGGTAGCCAGTGTATTTACCTACATAAGCTACCTTGCCAACAAGCATTGAGTTGTCTCGTAGCATACAGAATGAAGAAGGTTCCATTCCATCCCAAGTGGTTACCTTTGCAGCACCATCTTGTAAGGGACTTCTCATATCAAAGCAGTAGACTGTCTTGAGGATTGGAAGTGTCAACAAGTAGAAACTCTCGAATGGATTGTAGACGGACTTAATAGTTGCTAAATCTTCTCCAGCAACTGCACTCATTAAGTCAGTACGCACATTCTTACTCAAGTCTCTAAATGGAGCACTCTTCTCTTGAATGGTACGCATCACAGATCGTAGACCAGTGTTAGACAAGAACAAGACATCGCTACCTGTGTACTGAATAGAATCACGAGCAATGCAGCCAATGCCTGTGATTGTGTCTTCTAAGGTCATTGCAGCCAGAGTTGAGACCCCTGTAATTAAGATGTTGGCATTGTTGTAAATAAGGATGTTATTACGTCCAAAGATAAACAGGTAGTTATTATGTGCAGCCATTCCAACTACAGTATCGTTACCATTAGGCCATACAGTTGTGGTATCTAGTGTACCAGCAGAGCCAGAGTTCCACTTATTAGGTGCATTAAGGTCGCTCCACTGAATGATAGACTTATCTGTTGCAGTGTCTACATTCCAGACACGCCCGAAAGCACTCATACAGAAGTTAGCTCTCTGAACTGTTCCACTATAGCCGGGAAGTTCACTTACTCGTCTGTACTGTGTAGTAGAAAGA